CCGAAGATGCACCGTCAGAACTCTGTAGCGTCACGATGTCGTCATACGAGGTGCCAGAGCGGTCTATCGAGTTCGCAATCTGAATCAGGAACTTGTACCACTCACGGGACATGCGGCCATTTGCGTCAACGAGTGGCAACTCATAGCGCGGGGCAATAAGCGTGCTCATACCTTCAACGACTCGCCCTGTACGTTGGCAGCAATCCACTCAACCGGCGTATTCATCGTAGTGCAGACACGTACGACCAGATTGCGACCAGATCCAAGACGTCGCCATCTCACGCGCGCAAGGTTCTGCCCAATCTGGCCCAATCCGACAATTCGCTGCTGACCCCATGTTGAGCCAAAGTCCCGCGATACCTGTAGCCACATCATAGGCTCGCTCGGCAGAGGTTCCGTACTGAGTCCATTCCACAACGTCGAGGCCCATACCCCGGCGCTGAAGAATCCCGGCGTACTCATATCGTCCCCTGCACCAATCACATCCGCCGATGTTGCGCCATCACCGGTGCGCGCTATGAGTTCCAGCAGGTCAATGCGCGTCCGTTCGCCTTCCTCGCTTGGAATCTCCCACGCACGTTCACGGTAAATCTCCTCACCGTCATCGGTTCCAGAGTCTAGGCTCATCGTATATAGAGCACCGTTTTCCCAATCCCCGACTACGTGCTCGCCGTTAAACGTGGAGTAACAGTTTGCCCTGTGCCGATGCAGCGTACCATCTTGAGAATTGAGCCATGCCCGCTGATGCCATGCGCCGGTCGCTACATCATAAACCCATGAAGCATCTCCCGACGGGAAGGTGAGCCAGTAGAAGGTATGCCCCTCCTCCTGGTACGCGAACCCGATAGCATCAGAGATATCACTGTATTGATTGATCGCGTATTCAATGGCGTGCGTCGAGATACGATTCGGTATGTAAGCGTTCGCCCGGTATATGATAGCCTTGCCGTTGCGATCCCGACCGAGCCAGAACACGCTATTGTCGAGCTTCGCCGGGCTGAACTTCGCAGCACATCCCTGCTCTATGAACCCACCAGGCGAGCGCTCAAAGGGAAAGAATGCCGCCCCCGTATTGCTCCATATCTCAGTAGTCTCTTCCCCAAATAGCCACAACTCACGGTGATCCGAGATAATTGATACCAGATCATCCGGCAATCCTTCGGCGGTGGCGATATCCAACGGGTTGAGGTTGCTCAGATCAGCGAGTGCCGTAAGTCCAAACTGCCCGCCCCCATCTGTGTAGGCAACATACTGATCCTGTGTGGTCAGGATGGAGTTACTAGGCGATCCGGCCACTGGAGCAATAGCCGTTCCCTCCACAGCGCACCAGTGCCATCCCGAAGAGTGTGCAAAAGCGACCTGGGAGCCATTGTCGATGATTGATACCGAACCAGTGATGTTAGGCAGTGTCCCGAGCAAGGTTGCCACGTAGGCACTATTGAACCTAAGCACCTGCGAGCCGATGACCGCGAACAGATAAGACTGAACATATCGTGTTCCACGAACCTGTCCGTTCCCGACGTACTGACTCCTCAGTCCGGGAGTACCGTAGAATCCGCCAACCTCGCTTGCATTGCCCTCGGTTGACTCTGGAAAAATGTTGATTGCGGTCTGCGCAGCGAGATTAGGCGAGCGTGACTTGTACGCTTGGCCTAGAAACTTCGTTTTCATGCCACTCGCGTCGAGAGCTTACTGCCGCGGGTAACCCGGCGTCGTTCCTGCTCGTTCGCAGCAACCGCCAGCGTCTGGTACTTCTGCTCCCACACCGGCCCGCGTGTCGCCTCGCCCATGAATACCCCGCTCTCAGCCAGGGCGGCGTACAGAAACAGGTCAGGGTGACGGTTAAAGAACGCATTCAGGCCAGTGGAGATATCACTGAATCGCTTGTAATACCGGCCCGTAACCGTATTTCCGTCTTGTGCGGGATAGAAGATCATCGTATCCCCGGAAAAGCTGTACCGCACTGGGTAGGTGGCCGTTCTCGCTCCCACCTGAATCAGGTTATTCATCACCTCGGGTGGTACGTAGGTTGCTGTAGCCTGCCCGCCCACATAGGGGCCGACACGCAGCTCAAGGAAGTCTGCCGGGAGCGTGGCAACATTGGCGACAACCGATAAGGTCAACTCCGCATCCTGTGCACTTGACCTGACATCGCGGTAAATGCGCTGCTCGCCAGAGCCGATGATGAGATCGAGCACAGCGACCGAAAGGTCAGACGTGGAGATATCATCCCCGTCGAGCATCACCTGAACGCGATTGCGAAAGTCTGCGTAATTACTAAATAGCACCGAGTCTCTCCTGTGCCCGTGTGACGATATCCACCGGATCATCCCCGGCGCATTGCAGCGCCATCAATAGTGCCTTGTGCCAGTGCCAGGAAGCGTGATCGTCCGCATAATGTTTGATTCCAGGGACGCCAAGCGTGTAGTGATACAGGCTCGCTTTCCCCGGCCCTTGCTCCCCGATCAGCCTATTCCACCACTCGGGAAGCTCTGCAATCTGCTCGTCCTTCAACCACTTGAATCGGTGGAGGTGCTCTCCTCCTGCCTTCGCGACAAACTCAGGAGTCAATACCCGATTAGCAAAGTGCGCGCAGTTCCACAGCATCACACTTGACCAGTTCTTGCGCGGATAGTCCATGTTGTTACTTTCGATCGGCGTCCCCACATACTTGCGCCGCGCCTTGGTCTTGTAGTCGTGCTTGACCACGCTTACCGCCGTATCGAATACGTGATTATCAATCTCAGCCCATAGCCCGGCGATATCGCTATTCACCACCATGTCACCATCAATAAACAGAGCGTGTCCCACAAAATCGCATAGGTAAGGAACCAGGTAGCGTGAGTAGATGAACGCATTGGAGCCGTCCTGCTGGCCGTCAAAGTCATTGAGCAGGTTGCGCGCCACGGGATAAAATGCCACCGGAATAGACGCATGCTCAATAATCGACTGGCAGCAGACGTGATAGGCCGCAGCCTCGCGCTGGTCAAAGCCGATAAAGATGCGCGCGACATTCACAGAATCTTGTCCCCTTCGGTTGTCTCAAGCCTGATCCGGGCAGTGGCAATCACGTAGAATCCCTGCTCGCTCGATTGCTGAACGGTCTGAATGTCCCACCGATCCCATATCTTCGGAAGCCACCAGGGGAGCGACTGCTGCGTCAGGTGAGCGTTACGGCCATCTGAGAGCACCTTCACCGCCGGCCCCGTGTGGATCGACAGGAACGCAACGCCCTCAGTCAGGCGGCACAGGTCATCCAGTACGTTGTCCAGCAGATCAGGCTCGATATGCTCCAGCACGTCGATACAGGCGACCATCTGCGCCGGTATCGGATCGCCCGCGAACTGCGGGACAGCCGGATCGTAAGCCTGATACTTGAGCTTGTGGTCAGCCTTCAGGTAGCGGGCGAGATTGGTCTGCGCCCCGCAGCCGTAGTCCAGAAGGTGGGTGATGCCCATTCGATTGACGATCTGGGACACCAGCGGAGCGTAGCCGATGCTTGCCGTCCCGTAGTTCATCGTCTGGTGCATCCGCTCCTGTTCCGCCCTGTACGCTGGCGAAATAAGTCCTGAGTTCTGTGGCTGTGCGTTCAATCTCTGCTCCCCATGATCCGCTTTCCTTCTGTCTCACCACACGCAGCGACTTGTACCAGGGAATCGAATCCTCACTGTCCCCGTACCGCCACTGCGTTGCCACAGGAACCATGACCGCTACCGGGATTCCCAATGCGCCCGCCGTATGGGCGACAGCTGTTTGAATACACACCACGTAATCGAGCGAGGCAATCAGGGCGGCGGTATCGTCATAGTCCTGTGTCAACGTCCCCCACTTGTACTGCTCAAGATCAACCCACCGATGGCGGGCCTTGAGCGCTCTGATCTCCGCCTCGGCATCCTTGTACTGGAGCGAGACATAGTGCGCCGGAACCTTGCGGAACAGCGGCACAAAGTCCTCTAGTGCGATGCGCCGGTTACGGGCATTCGTCTTAGCAATCCCACCCGTCCAGGCAATACCGATGCGGGGTTTCTTCTTGCCTGCAAAGAGGCCATTCCACATCTGGACTCTGGCCGGACAAGGTACAAGATACGGTACGCCGGGAAAGTCCTCTGCCCGCGTTCGGTAGTACTCACCGATCTGCCCCAGCGGAAGCGAGGCGTCGATCTGCCAGTCTTCTTTGTCCCATCGTCCATCCTTTGCACGGCGCGTACCGTACACCTTGGCCTGCGGGAATGAGCGCTTGAACAATCCCTCGAGCCGCTCGTCGCAGTCCAGAATGACCTTCTTGCACGCCTTGATCGCATCGGGAAGCATCGAGGCGAAACTCACCTCATCCCCCAGCCCCTGATCGGCGTACAGGGCAACCGTTTGACCTGGCGTTCCGTCCCACTCAGGCTCATCCCGATACTGTACCTTCGGGCGCCAATCGCTCCCGATGGTGAGCCGATAGCCTCTCCAGCCCTCCCAGTTGCGTTGAGCAAGCTGGCAAAAGCCCAGGTTAGCACTCGCGTTTTGATGGGCGGGATCAATCGCGAGTATTTCGCGCGTGATCTCCTCGGCCTCCTTGAACCGTCCCGTGTCGATGTACAGGGCAGAGAGATTAACCAGCAGCGATATGCGGTTTTTCTCTATCTTTGCGCACTCCAGACCCTTGCGGTAGTACCGTTCGGCCTCTTGCTCTAGCCACATCTCGCTTGCGACGTGACCCCAGTTTGTCCATGCCCCGCATTCCTGCGGATCAATCTCTGCCGCAGCCTTGGCAAAGTGATACGCCTGCGGGAGGGAGCCGAGCCGGCGCATGATGTAACTGGCCGTCACCAGTGCTCGCATGTCCATCGGATTATCGATCAGCATCTTGCCGACCAGTTTCCATGCCTGCTCTAGCTTGCCGGCCTCCGACAGATCAGCGGCGGCTTGATATGGGTTCACAGATACAACTTCTTCACACTACGCGGCCCATCGTTGCCGGTCGTGGTTTTCAAATGCGGGTAGTGCTCGTTGATCTCAGCGAGCATGCGCGATTGGTGATCCTCGCGGCTAATATCGATGCCCTTGGCGCGCATCTGCAACTGCACAATGGGCGGGAGACTGG